AATGTCAGGGTGTTCAAAGTTAACCTTCATAGTTAAGTGTATTTCTTCACGAACACGACGAATAACAGGTGTATAGTTGTTGGAGTCTTCAAATATGTCACCATATATTGCAATTACTTCATCGACAGAGTTCCACACAACTTCTTCATTGTTGCCGGGTAATCTTTTCCATTCATCAACTGGCCATTTTGCGATAAACGCCGCAAAAGGTCTAATATAAGCACTGTCGGCACCATCATCTTGAACTTCATAGTCAGAGTATGTTTGAGCCATTCTGTTATTGTATTCATTCATTATTTCTTCGCACTGTGCATTATATTGTGCGATGATATCGCCAACTAAATTTGCATCCAAGTCATCTTCTGTGTCGGTATTTTGCTTCATTGAGCCTTCAACCTCTACACCCGGTCCAACTAGTTGACGCACTAGTTGGCGTCGACCCTCTTTGCCAGCAGTATCTTCATAAGATCCTCCAAATAACACAAATTTACTAAGATCAATCATACCATCTTGTTTTGGCATATTTGCGATGACTTCTTCTTGACTTGCTCTTGCCCAATCGACAACCCTATTAGTTAAGCCGGGAATATCCATACCATAGACGCGTTTTTCAGGCATTCCGACATCTTGTCCATCATCATAACGCTTTGGAGGCTCATCTCCTTCATAATATCTAACATGACGGATCCGTGTGCGAGAAATTGGTTCAATATCTCCAGTAAATGGACGTTTATCGTCAGCAAATATCTCGCCTTCTTGGATTTCTTGCTCTGCACTATCAATATTGCCCGTGTTGGTAGCGCTCAGAAGCTCTTCTGTCTCAACCACGTATGCTACCGCTCCGTGCCCCTGAGCCTCGGCTACAGCGCATTTATAGTAGGATTGATAGGCATTTGTGCGACTCGCAGGTGAATGACACGATGTAATTTGGTCAAAATCGCTCATTCTGAGCACATCTATTGGATGTCGAGTAATAATAATGGAATATTTGTCATTATCGAGGTTATTTATCTCTTTTTTAATAAATGCGGCGTTTTTTTGCCAATATTGTCCATATTCAGTGGCTAAATCAGTCATACTGTAGCCCGCAGACCCTGCGGTGCCCGGGCTTACGACGTATAAGTACAATTGATTGGTGATTCTTTTAAAATTCTCGTGTTCTTCCTCACTAAGAGCTGCTTTAACCATTTTTAAGGTAACTCGGTTTGGTGTTCGAACTGGTTGACCATTTGACGACTTATAGTTGATATCAGCCAAGTGTTTATAGACTTTTTGGTACAATGCGTCCTTTTTTCTGCTTAAATCGGCTATTTTGGCGAAAAGTTTGCCAATTTTCATCTGAATCTTCTTAGTTTTCTTCTCTGGTTCGGGTCCTCCCGTTAACATACCCAGTAAATCGTCGGATGTACGCATATCTCGCTCCGCATATACCATACCTTTCTCCCAATCTACGTCATATTCTTGAGATCTGAAGAATTCTGAGAACTTTCCAAGCTCAGAGTTAGTATCTACGGTTGGAAAAGGTATAACAACGCGCATTTTGCTACTAAAAAGGTCATTTAAGGGCAAGTTTGCTGGATTTAAGTCATCCAACACATCCTCAAGCACTCGCATCTCGTCTTCGGTGACTTCTCTGAGGACAGATTCGTTTTTTCTTTCGCCTTTTTTGGATCTTGACCGCTGATTTTTGCAAAATTGCTTCATTGTGAAGCCTTTTGGGTTATCACACTTCTTTTTTCGCTTAGCTCTTTCAGATTTAGAGAATTTTTCATCTAAATTTTCTAAGATACCAGCAGTTTTTGCTAAAATTTGCTCATCGGTCAACATTTTAAGCCTCTTTACCTATATTTGAGCGCTCTTGCCAGTCTTCTGATACAGAATCTTCAGCGATCGGACCACCTTTTGCCCATGTTCTGCATGCACGTGCTGAATGGCACTTAAAATGATGCATCCAGCAGTATCCCAGCTCACCATCTTCATCAGAGGTATCGCCGGGCATACATTCTTTCATTCTTGGAGAGATATCAAACGCAGTGCAAACACCACAATTAGAGGCTCTTGCTGCTTCTTCTGTTGTATTCCAGTATTCAGCTGTCCTTTCCCAGTAATCACCCGGCTCATCGACGTTTAAAGGTCCATATTGGATATGTTCTGCGTGAATAGCAGAGTCTCTGTTTTTAGTATTGAGTTCTAAATCTTGTGTTGCAGGTGGACACACCAGATTTTTTGCTTCTGTGATAAACTTTCGAAAATTTTCTAATATTAATTTCATATTTTACCACTTCTTGCATGACCAATAACGTGCTTTAAGTTTTGATCCGGGATTTTTACAATTGTGACGTGCTCTGAAAGACTTTCGACGTGCAGGAGAGTCGCGTTTAATCTCCATATTTGCATCACCATAGCGGATAATCTTTTCAGTTCCACCTTCACATGCCTTAACAACGAACTTTTTCTTACCATAGCCGGGCTCTCCCTTACGAATTCGCCTTGAAGAGTTGCATTTCATTTTTTCTTTGTCAGTTTTCTTTTCATCTAAAACAGCTTCAAGTTCTTCTTTAACTATTTCCTCTAGTTCTTGATTTTGCTCCTCAATTTCAAGCTCTTCTTTTTTAGAATTACCCCAATTTTTAGCGCCTACCTTGCGACATTTAACCAAGGCACCAGAAGCATAAGCACTTGGCCACACTTTATAACGCGATTTTACTTTATGATAGCAAGCATCTTTTTTGCCTGCTTTTTCGTCAAGCACTGCGTCAAGTTCTTCACGAATAATTTGCTCTAAATCCATTTGTAATTCCTCATTTTTTTTCTTTTTCTTGCGACCACCTTTTTGCGGGTCTGTTTTTACGTAAGTTGGCTTTGCAGCACCTCTTTTTTTGGTTTGACCCGGATCTTTCTTTCTTTTGCGACGACCAGCAGAGTCTCTTTCTTTCTTCGACATGCTTTTATATTTTTTACGTGAAACACATTTTGGTGTTGTTTTTTGTCCCGGCTGTCTTGCACACGGTTTTCCATCATATTTACCGCCGGCTTGGCGCCAACCACCACCTTTAAACCATTGATGGAGACTTTCTTCATCAATGGTGCCATCTTCATTTATAAATTCTTCAATAATTTCGTCAAGAGGACCATATAAATCATCCATTTTTAGACATCTCCAAAGCTTTCTCTAATAAATAGATCGGAATCTTTGAATTTTCTATGTCTTTTGCCTCTTCTATTGTTACCCATTTCCAATCATCGTGCTCGATTTCACCGGTGTGTGGGTTAGGTTTGTCAACATTAACCTCGCCTGTCCATTTTTGAGTCATAAAATAATGTTTATTTTTGCCTTTTTTGCCCAAGTATTTTAAATCAGATATCTTACAAGACAGATTTGCCTCTTCTTCTAGTTCTCTAACGGCTCCAGCCTCTATTGATCCATCTTCATCATCTATGTGACCCCCGGGCATGGTCCATTGACCGGCTCGATCATCTATATCAGAGCGTCTTATAATTAAAAATTGCTGCTTATCATTAAGACAAACAACAATTCCAACGGTTTTTAGTTCACCTTCAGTTAAATATCTGAGCCATTTATTACTTATCGACATGCTTTGTAGTTTTTTATGGTTCCGCGACAAAAACTATCTAAAGCTTTGTCAATATCGATGTTTTTAATCGGTGCTACCCAAATCATATTTTCTTGAATTTGTATACCTTGCACGTATTGAACATCTACTCCGTATAGTATACCAACTAATTCGCCATCTGTATTGTAAATTCCTGAACCAGAACAACCAAACCAACCATATGTGTTAACAATTAGTTGAGTTCCAGCAACAGAATCTTGTTCATATCCAACTATTCTACCTTCGAAAGACATAAGTTTATGCCAAGATGGGTGACCAGAATAAACAACATCCATGCCAATGTCATAATTTTTTGTTGGCTTCCAATCCATTGGTTTTAAGTAACGAAATTCATTGTTTAAAACTAAAACCGCAACATCGTGCTCCTTGCTCTGATAAACTAAAACAGCATCACGTTGCTCTCTTTCGGTTGCTATTAAGTAATCCATTCCAATACGACCATCTGTAACATGTTTTGCTGTGAGAATTAATGTTACATCTTTATATCTAACCACTGTTCCGCTGCCGTGCCCGCCTGCAGTCATACCTCTACCAGCTGCATTTCTCACCTTTTTCTCCACAGAGCTAAGAGACCGATTAACTTTCTCTACTGGATTTTTAGGTTTATAATTATCCCCAGCAAAACCCACGCTAGTGACAAAGCATAGCCCCATCAGTGCAAAAAATTTTATAATCTTGTTCATTTGAATCGTCCTTATGTGCCGGTATCGCCGGTATCTGTTTCTATGTATCTATAGCCAATTTCTACTAATTGACCGGCGGAGGGAATTGTTGTAAAATATACAGTGTTTTCTGATTCTGTGTAATACCAGTCATAATTTAAAGATCCATTAATAAAAACTCTAATTGAATCCGCTTCAGCCTTATGAGTTAACTCAACACTTTCAACTGGTTCTATAGAATGTGTCGCATCAGTGACACCCGGTGACCAATCTGTATCACATATATCAACTACTACACCACCTAACATTGCGGTTGCCTCCATGTACCTTTCACCAACATCAATCATGCTCGGAGGAAGACTACACATAGTAGTACTAGGGTCTTGGTTAACTATACTAGCCATAAATACAGAACCCATCCTAAGAGAGCCATACCAGCTTATAAAATCTGATGAGTATGGATATTCAACATGGCTCTGCTCTTCTTCATCTGATACGAAAACGACTAATAATCCAGCGTCAGGGCGCATCCACGTAGAGGAGTAAGGATTGTGGTTAATATACTGATAAACGGCATTGAACCCTTCTTCATATGGCGCGCTAGTTAATGTGGCAAGCATTGCTGCAGCATCATCAATATCGTCGCCGGGAACAAGCGGAAACTCGTTACTTGCAACTGCTCGTGTTGGATCGGCGCTAATCATAACAAGTCTCCAATCTGAAACAGGTAGTGCCAGCAACATGGCTTCAACACCTGCTAGCAAATCTGCGTTATACCGATTCA